GCTCATAACGGGGTTATCGCGGGTTCAAGTCCTGCCTGGCCCACCAAAAAAGCACGAAGGTTCCGGCCTTCGTGCTTCTTTTTTGCTCATTCGTACAGCTCCTTGCTCATCTGGTTGCGAATTTCTTTGCGCCGTTTGTCATAGACCTGCGTGTAAATTGCAAGGGTGGTACTGGGCTGTGCGTGTCCGGCTTCTGCGGCTACTGTCGCCACACCGATCTCCGGGTTGGACAAGAGGATGCTCACAAAAGTGTGCCGGAACATATGAGGATGCAGCCCTTCAATGCCTGCCCGCTGTCCGATTCTGCGAACCAGTGCGCCATAGCTGTCCGGGTTGATGGGGAACCCATGGTCATTGCAGATCACGAAGTCCGTCCCCCGAAGGGCAAGGAGTGAGGGTGCATACTTGCTGCTTTTCTTATCCAGACTTTTCTGCCAACTCCCTCCCATCAATTTTTTCTGGGACTTCCAATACTTATAATATTCTTTGAGGAAGTCCATGTACTCCGGTGCAACGTCCACATCCCGGATGTTGCTTTCCTTGGTCGTTGTCAACTGATACCCAAAATCTTTGAATACCAGAAGCGATTTAGAAATATGTATCGTGCATTCTTCAAAGTTGACATCTTTCCATGTCAGTCCAGCCAGTTCGCCACGGCGCACACCAGAATTGAGCAGGGACAGAACGATCACCTGTTCCAACATGGAACTTTCCTTTAAGGTGTCCTGAAGCTGCTTGATCTGGTGCTTCTTAATAGTGTCTACCGACCTGCTCCGGCTTCCCAGTGCAGGAATTTTGTGCATGGGATTCTTCACACCGTAATTTTCATCCGCATATTCCAGTGTAGAACGAATGAACAGAGCGTATTCTCTCATGCTCTTTCTGGTCATAGGTTTTGCAATGGTTTCCACATCAAAAGCATCGTCCACTTTACAGCCCAGCGCAATCGCCACCTGTTCTGCTGTTTTAATATCAACTGTTTCGCTGCGAAATGCCTTTTCGATGGTTTTTGCTCCACAATCGCATCTTTTAGCTAACTTCGGACAAGATTCCTTTTTCATCTCCAGACCACGCTGATTGATAACAGCATGGGTGCGGCACCGTGCGCCGCCAATTTCGATTTGTTCCAGAACCCAATCACAATCCACCTTTTTGATGGAATCAACGGGCTTCTGTGCAAACTCAGGGAATTGCTGAATCTTCCGAAGGTAGTTTTCCTTGCCCCTCGTTGTGTTCGCCTTATTACGATGGCTGTCATAATCGCCCTCTAAGCGAGCAGAAGGAGCAAGTCTTGCCTTTTTGGATTCTATGTACTCCTGCGCCACTACTGCAAAGGTCTTTCCGGCGTTGCTGGCTTCTTTATCGGCCTTTTCCTGTTCCAGCCGTTCAAATTCGGCAGCGGCAGCTTTCGCAGCGGCGTTGCGCGCACGAGCGTTTTTCAGTTCGGTGGGGTCAAAATCGAACCGACCATAACGGCGTTCAATTTTGCCGTTCACCAGAACATTTGCGATGAGTTTATAATAACGAGGCTTCTTTTTGGGTTCTCGCAATTCAAACGATGCCATATATTTACCGTCCTTTCTGTGTGGTGGTTATCTCTGTCACGATGAGTATAGCAGTTCGGGCGGTTAATTTTTAGGATGTCACAGTTTACGCCCGCATCCTTGACAAATCACAAAGTTGTCGTTCCACTGTTGAAATAGTCAGCCATCTTGCCAAGGTTGATGTACCACTTGATGCCTGACTGGAACGCCATGCCCGGCACTTCCCGGCAAAGGCGGCGGATGTAATATTCAGGCAAGCCCATACGCTGGCTTGCCTGCTTGATGCTGACGATCTGCGGCAGGACAACTGCTTCGCTCTGGATTTCCGGCGATACCATCACTTTTTCATTCATCGGCATTCCTCCTATCCCATTCATTGATTTCTAAACTGTTCATCAGGGCTTCTTCGATCCGGCGCATTTCATGCCGCGTAGTCTGTCCTAAGAAACGCTGTATGCGGCTTTTGTCTATCGTGAATATCTGTTCCAGCTGAACCACAGACGGCTTCTCAAAGGCTGTATTGTGGGCTATCAGAACGTGCGTGGGCTGGTATTTCTTTTTCTTGGTGCGGGAAGTCACTGTCGCCACAATAAGGGTAGGCGCATAGCGGTTTCCTACATCGTTTTGCAGAACCACCACAGGGCGGGTGCCGCCCTGTTCGGAGCCGATGTGCGGCTCCATATCTGCATAGTAAATGTCCCCTCTGAGGTATTTCCAGTCTTTTGGTATGATAGCGATCAGACCTCCTATCCTTCTATATGTAGCAAGAGCCGCCCGTTTATAACAGGCGGCTCTTGCAGGAAAAAGGAGTATGCCGATAAAGGCGAGAGCATCAACGTTTTACAGGAAGGCTCAGAGAACGGCTGGAGCCATTGTAGATCTCCAGAATCTGCTTCATGTGGCGGTCGGCGGTGTTGCCCGTGTCCTTCCGTGCATTTTTGGTAATGGTTTTCGGATGCACCGTAGAAAGCCGTGCAATCAGACGCTCCCGGCTGTACTCATCCCGGTACATTGCCACAAAGCGGGTAACGCCGTGGAGGATGCCAGACAGGAAGGAATCGGAATCGCCCCACCATGCCTCCACGATGATCTTCAGGGCTTCCTGATAGATGTCAGACCCATAGTTCTTGTAAATATAATAGGCAGAGCGGATGCAGTAGATCTTCCACTCGGCTCGGATGCCATCCAGTGCAAAAGTAGCACCGGTTGCTTCGGTGGCGGCAACAAATGCACAGGCATCCTCATCTTCTGCCACGATGTCAGCACGAAGCCGCTCACCTGCGGTCAGATCGGTGGAAATGCCCGTCTGAACAGCAAACAAAAGGGCTTCATCCTTTTTGGAAAGACCGTGAAAGACTTTGCAGAGAATCGGGAGGTCATGACCTCCGTTGCAGGCGATACGCGCTTCGATGGTGTTCTGACCATCAAAAACATGGTAGCGACCATCACGGTAGCTGACTCTCGGTTCGTTGGCAACGTACTCCGAAAAGGTGGCAGAGATCTCCTCCACCTTTCTGGTACGCAAAACACGCTGGTATTCAGCGCAGGGGGTCAAGAGTGCACTGTCGATGTAGCGCATCTCGCAAACACATTCGGGCAGCTTGGCAAGGTTCAGATTAGAAATCATCATAGCACTCTCTCCTTTATCGTCTGAAGATAGGCAGAAGTGTCATCAATCAGAAAAAGAATGGCACTTCGGCAGTCGTTGTCCTCAAAAACATCGGGATAGTCTTTGAATACGAGATTCCAGCGGCGGATAAAATCCTCCTTTGCGCCCTGAACTTCGCACATCATAATTGAGCCGTTCGCAACGGTCGTTTTATGATGGCGGTTGTCAATGGATTGCCGAAGTCGTTTTCGATCTTCGTTGGTAAGACAGCGTTTGTGACCTTGGATACTCCTTTTGAAATCCGGGGGTGAATTGCTTACCGGCTCAATTTCATCCTCGGTATGGACTGTATTGGAATCAGGAGCATCGTCGGCAGCAACATCGGTTTTTTCCGGGCTTGTCGGCTTTTTTGCTTTCCTGTCCTTCTTGGGTTTGCGCAGCTCCTTGATAATTGCCGGGATTTCTTCTTTTGGGGTTTGCGCCAAGGCAGTGATCTCGGCATCGGTAGCCTTGATATGCCCGGTCAGTATTTCCTCCATTGCACCGGGGACGGCAGCTTCAGCAGCATCTATACCGTTGGCGTATTTTTCTGCTCGCCGGACAAATTTGGGGCTGACACCATTCGCTTGTGCGATTTTTTCGCAGGTGCGGAGGTGGGTGTCCATGTGGTCATTTTGACCACATGGAGCAAATCGACCGCTTTGCTTATTGCGATTTTGAGGATTTTCACCCCAGTCAGATAACTTTTGGGATTCATAGGCTTTCCCCATCAAGAACTTCCGGCGTTCCGGGTCAAGGTTTCTGCGCCCCAACTGATTCTGACAAATCCATGCCAGTGCAGCATAACGGTCAGGCAACTGGATTTCCTTCACTTCAAAAGCGATTTCCGGGTGATGCTTGAGGATGCGATACCGGGAATGTCCATCCAGTATGTAACCGTTCCAGATGATGAGCGGATTCAAAAGCCGCCGCTCCTGAATCATATTCTGCTCTAAGATGTGCTCCTCCTCGGCGTTCAGCGGCGGGATCTTGCCCTGAAACTCCGGGTCGATCTTAAGCGCATTCAGATTCATCATCGAACCGTCCCTTCTTAAAGTAGGTGGATTTCGGGCTGCTGGGCTGGATGTAGTAGTCGTAGCCGAAGTTGGTCTGGCAGTAGGTGCAAGGCTCCTTGGTGAGCTGATAGGGGTCT